GTAATCTCGCCTTGCATATACGGGCATACTTTTTGCTTCATTCGTAGCCCACCTTCTTGTACAACACGGCTCGTCGAGCATGCGCTTGCGGACTAGAGCTTTGCTGCCAGCCTTCAATCTTGATGCGACCTGCCTTCAGCCACTTGCGAAGGCGCCCGCCGACCACCGCGCTCCATGCGTTCGGGTGATGCGGTGCCGGACAATCATGCTCTTCCAGATATCGGCGAACGTACTCGCCCGTAAATTCTTCGTTTGGGTAAACCGTGTCAATCCAGGCATCCAGCATCTGCCCGGCAATATCTTTCCACTCGCCTGCGTTCTCGCTGACCTGCGCCATGCCTTCGTCACGCAAGATGCGGCCTAACTCCGCATCAAAATCAATTTGACTCTGTACCATAAATCACCCCTGTCGTTTGTTTGCTTGTAAGGTTCGCCACGCATCCATCACGATCCGCTCGGTGTCGCGCTTGTTAGCGACTTTGTTATAAAGCGCGATGGCGTGGATGTATCGCTCATGCGCCCCGAGGGTATTGGCGTGCGTCATGGCTATTGCCTGGCGCTCCGCCACCGTCCCCTCGCTGTGCGTAAAGACGGCCTCACGGGTTCGCTTATAGGCGAACTCCGCTCGCTCCATCTCTGCCTTGGCGGCGGCTGCGGTCTCGTCCGTATCGACGAGAAACCGCAGCGCCTTTTCTGCCCGCTCTTCGGAAATCATAATCAGAAGTTAATTTCGTCGTCTTTGAAGGTCGCCCAGTTCTCTTCGGTGAGGCCACTGTTGACGGCTTTCTTCGCAGGCGCAGGCTGACCTTTCGGCTTCACCTTAATTGAGTAATACTCTTTGCCTGCCTTGCTGGTCTTGCGGTGCATATCCACCCAACAAGCCATGCCGTTAAAAATGCCGCTGCCTTTGTAATCGGCGTCCTTCCGCACCCACTCGGTGCCGTCGGGGTTTTTCATTACCTGGTCAGGCCGCTTGTCCTCATTCTCAAAGACGGTCGCGGTGTTCGGTTTCTGTTCGTACTTCATACTTTCAACTCCTGCAATGCTTTGACCTTTTCATCCAACTCTGCCAAAAACGTCTCCACTTCGTGTTCAAGCATCCGCACGGTGTCATCGTCACGCGGGATGCGAACGATCAGCAACTGCAAGTGCGCGGGCATACGCGGGTCATATGACACCCAATCGCAAAAGTCCGCCATGCAGCACGCCATCTGCCACTGCATCTGGTAAAAATATTCTTGTGGCGGTTCAGGATCGAGCAGGTATTCAATGTGCGTTGCCGTGTTCGGGCACTTAATCTCAACTATGCCATTCGGTGACACAATGCCATCCGGTGACGCGCCTGCCATCGCAATGCGCGGGTGCTGCACAAAGCCGATTTCTGTCACTAGCTCGCCCGTCTTTGCAGAATAGGCATCACGGGCAAACGGTTCCTGATCCGTTCCCCACTGCATTGCTGCATCAGTAAACCCTTCCTTGGGTTTACCCGTGAGCCTTTCGCATACTAATTGAGCCATGTAATTCTTACGAGATGCAGCCGCTTTGCCGCCTTTAACCTTTGCTGCAATCTCAGAAACTTTTGAGGCCGTAACCTTGCCGCAGCGTGCGGCAAACCATTCTGGTGATCGTTGTTCCATTTGTGTCTCCTAAAAAAATCCATGCCCTGCCATGCCCCGCCACGCCGAGCCCTGCCATGCCACAAAAATCAAACCTTTTCCGCCAAAGTTTTAAGTTCGCGCAACTCGCGCTCCAGTTTGTAAATACGCTCTTGCGCGAGACGCTCACGCATCTCGGCATCCGCTCGAAGTTTGGTCTGCACCCGTAAGCGCATCGCCAACACCTGCGAGAGTTCGGACGCATCGTCAGAGAGCGCAAGAACGTGGCCGACGAGTTCGCCGTCGGTCATTTGTGCGTAGTAATGCAGGCTCATGCGAGCGCCTTTTTGCGTGACTTGAAGACCTCAATGTGCGCTTCGCGGACATCTTGCGGCACGCTGTTGTAGAGTTTGCTCAGTTCCTCTGCCGTCGTAGTTGCAGCGATCTTGGCAAGCAATCCCGCATCCTGCTGCGGTACAGGCTTGTTGCGGCCCTGCGCGGCTTCTGCGTCATCGTCAATCTGCGCGAGGCCGACCATCGCTGCGAGCGCATAGCGTCGTGCGTAGGTGATGCCGCTGCCTTGCCCCTGTGGGCTGTCGTCTTTGGTCAGAATCGGGCAATACGACTTGATCCACTCGCCGCTTGAGTGGCAAAGCGTAGTGACAAGAACTGCCCGCCCTTCGCCTGCCTCAATCGTCTGGATGACGGCGAGGCCGTTGTCGGTGAGCGGCTTGCGGCACGCATCCCAACAACTCGCAAGGTCGGCGTACTTGGACTTGAAGAAAGGGTTGGCTGAGTCCTTGAGGGCGCCGGTAATCGACGCTTGTGCCTTGGACAACGCCGCTGCGAGCGCGGCAATGGATTCTGATTGATTCATTGTGTTCTCCCGAGTTGCTCACGCGCCTTGTCGATGGCGTCAATGATGTCGCGCAGACCCCGTGACCATGCGGTCGCGGTTTCTTGCTCGATGCGGTTTAACTCTTGGATGCCGACGAGGCATTGCCAGGCGGCAATCTCAGCGCGGGTTTGCGCTTCGGCATAGGCTTCAGACATTTCTTGAAGGTCGCGGCCCTCTTGCTGTTCACTCATTGTCGTTCTCCCGTGAGGTGAATCCTCGAGAACAATGATACAGACGTTTCAGGGCTTGTCAACCCACGTTGCGATGTTGTATTGTCCGCACTATGGACATCAAAGAACTTCTAAAGATATTTGGGTCGGCTTCTGCGATGGCACGCCAGTTCGGCGTATCGCGTCAGGCTGTGTCGAAATGGATCGCAGCGGGCGAGTTGCCTGCGCTCAGGCAGTACCAGGCGCAAGTGCTGGTAGATATGCGGCGGCTCAAAAGATGAACAATCCTTTGACGACAAGTAGCGACATCTCGTGGTCGGCACAGGCCAACATCAAGATGTGGCAGGAGCGCCAAGATGTCATCGGTCGATTACACCTTGCAGACGCTTACCTCGCCCGCATTAGCGTCGGCGATTACTCGCAGCGGGCAGAGCGCACGGACTGGTTGAAAGGCTACATCGGGCCGCTCATTCGCCAGGCTGACCCCAAGGCCATCGTCGGCGATCCGCACCTAACCGGCATGGTTCGGCAACTGTGGGGCGAGGCGGGCGTCACCCGACTGCGTGATAAAGTAGCGGCGTGCGCTACGCCAAACGCCGAGACACCAACCACGCCGAAATAGTCGCCGCCCTCCGCAAGACGGGGTTCGAGGTCATCGACTTCGCCTCTGCCGGGCACGACATCCCCGACCTTCTCGCTATAAAGCCCCTACGGGACGGCGTAGCGTGGGCGGTGTGGGTTGAGGTCAAGGCGAAGGGCGGACGGCTCTCAGACGGCCAGAAGCGGTTTCAGGCCATCTTCCAGCCGAGGGGCGAGTGGTACGAGGCGCGGGACGCCGAAGAGGCCGTGGCGACCCTGCAGGCGATGTACCTTAAAGCCCTGCGCGGCGACGAAGGAAGGTCAGATAGTCCGCCCCCTCCCCCGGCTCCCAAAACACCTTCACGGCGTCAGGGTGATCTGGCGCAATTAAGGGATTTATAGTCGTCACGGCACAGGGACTGAAAGCGTTATCGCGGAACCCCTTTTCCTTTGCGTATCGGTCGTAGACCTTGTAGGACGCGACCTTGATGGCGTGCATAGCGATGCCGCTGATGGGGTCTTTCAGCATACTGTAAGCCGACTCGTGCTTATGGCCTGCGACGTAGATGTGGTCGCGGGTTCCCATAATCGCAGCCTTCATCGGCCCATGCGCCGGGTTCCAGATTGATGACCCTGAGTGGTCATGGCGGGCGTTGATACGGAACTCCGCACCATTCGGGAACTGCAGCACCACGCGAGCCTCAGACGCCTTGTAAAGCGCGTTCTGCTGTCGTGCTATCCACTTGAGCGGATCGCCTGCGCCTGCCCAGAGGTCATGGTTGCCGCCAATCATGTAAAGCCAGCGGCAGCGATTAACGAACCATTCCGCTAGTTTCCACGCCTGCGCCGCTGACGTACCTTGCTCGCTGTAGAGCCTTGCCAAACGTCCCGTCCACCCGTTTTGCGTATCGCCGACGTTGACGGCAAACATACCGGGCGTGTTGTTGACGAGCGCGGTGTGTTCCTCGATGGCGCCGATGTCGCAGCCATCGTCATCAACGTGCGGGTCGCCGAAGTGCAGGATGCCGATAGGGCCGGGTATGGTTATGCGAATCGGGATGAGCTTGGAGGCTTCCTCGTACTCGCGCTTGCGCTCA